CATTCATTGAGTACAATGTTGCGCACTCTAAGCACTTCAATGCATAGACACGCAGGAACTTGTCATCACGTCCCGATGCTTCCTCATAACAATCCGCACCGCACTTGGGGCAGTTAATAAGGATGCTGTATGTCCTCTTGTCTGACTTAACTTGGATACCACTCATTATTACTCCTAACTTTTTAATACATTGAACGGTGGCATTGCCATGTTGCTATGCCTAGCCGTTATCTTTAATGCTGATTTAATAGCCACGTCTACTGCGACCTTTTGTTCTGCAAGAACGGCCATAGCACCAGTGCCAACACTGTTGCCAGCACCAATAGATGCATAATTCTCTTTGAACTTGATAACTGAAAAGTCATCTGAGATTTCGTATAACGCTTTCTTGGTCACAACTAAAATGGTCCACTCACCTCCAGGATTTGCTTCTACAAGGTGATTACGTAATGCGTATGGGTCATTAAGACCGGACTTGCGGGCTAATTCGATGATGCGGAAACTTCCCGCACCACCCATTAGCGCATCGCCTGACTTCCACACCTTCGGCTCACCCGACAACTGGTAAAGGCCACCTTCATCAAAAGCACCTGAATCTCCGCCAATGGCGTAGTTTTTACCGTCTGTGTAACCGATGATGACTGTCATTTTTTGTACTTGTCCGGAACTATGCCCTTGTAAGGCAGTTGTTGGTTCATGGGTTTGAATGATGCTTCGCACTCAGGACAGTAAACATAAGGGGCGTTCTGAGTAATGCTCAGTAACCACTTGTGATTGCAGTCTTTCCATTTGGTCATGACAACTCCATGATGATGCCAGCGACTTCAGCATCGGACAAGTCGTTCAGTGACTTGAGGGTGCGACCCACCTTTTCCTCACAGAACTGCTTACGCTCGGACTGCATGGCGAACTTCTTTGATAGTAAATCTCGCATCACGTCCAACGAAGACTTCTCCTGTGGCTTAGCGGTTGCCTTAGCCTTGCTTGCGCTGTTGCCATCGTCGTCGTCATCTGCAACGAGACCAAGAACAGACATGTAGGCATAGCGACGTGCGTATGTAACCGCACTGCCCTGTGCCTGTGGGTCGTCCTTGACCATGTGTAGTGTCATGTCGTGTGCAATGTACTGACCTGATGTGTGAATAAGGTACGTAACAAGAATGTCAGAACCGTTCATACCAGTAGCGATGTGCTGACTAACTGCTAATCCGTGCTTGGCTAGCACTGGGCTTGCACTTGCCACTACGTCAGGCAGAGCCGCATACTTGCTCTTAAAGAATGGGTTGGTAGACCCCTTTGGTACTGCACTGAACTCAGCCTGTGCTGATACCAATGCCATTGCTAATTCGTTTATTTCGTTTGATTGCATGTGTTCTCCTTAGAACTCTGAGTTTAATTCATAGCCGAGTGATGCAAATGAGACCATGAACGAATCCATAGTGTCAAGGCATGCCTCGTAATTTGTTAGGTGGGCAAGGTAAACGGACGTTCCGTCTTCCTCTTTAAGTACAACTGCCCAGTCGTCGGCATCGAGTAAGTCGGGAAACATCTTCAACTCAACGTTGTTGCCCTTTACGGTTACCATTGGACTATTCATTACTTACCTCGCTATCCATTACTCGTACCTGTCCATAACCATCTTGCTTGCATAATGTCCTAAACGCACAGTACTCACACTGCCATGCACTGCTGTTAGGGTTCAGTTCAACTGCCACACCATTGTCGTCTAGGGCAATGCGGTCAGGCAAGTATCCCTGGTTGACTACTGATGCGATGCTGTTCATGCGAGCAAGTTCTGCCATCGCTAGTGGCTCCCACTCCGAACGAGGAATCTCATACTCGGCAAGGAAACGGTTTACGCCGTCGATGCCCATGTTCGATGCCTTCTGCTTCGACAATGCTTCAAAGGTAATAGAACCCATAACGACTGTCTCAATTCGGATTTTAGGATTTTCCAACTCAATACCTAAAGCGTTCATACCTGCTTGGGTAATCGCCTTAAGTGCTGGGCCTTTGCCACCCTCCTTGGAGAACGTGCCACGCATACGTGACCAGCCCACCTGTGAATCAAATGACCATGTACCCATAGTCTTCAACTCATAGAGGATGTGTGTGCCACCGTAGTTAGTCCCAACGTCATACACGTCAATGAGTGCATCGCAAGAGCCTGATACTTCGCCCACCTGTGATGCAACTTCAAACTGCGCTGATGGGAAACGACGACTAATCGCATCCTGCAACGCTTCGTGAATGATTGTTCCTAGCCCAGTGACCCATGCACCTGCTTCGTCCATTGGCTCTGATGCTGGTGCGCCGAAAGCCGCATACCCTTGCTGACGACTACACCCAAACGATGATGAATACCGTAGCGGTGTACCTTTAGCAGTTGGCTTAGCAACTTGGCTCTTCTCGTGTAGTTCTTGAACTAACACGCTAGTGATAATTGGTTTTTCAACTAATCTCATGTAACTCCTTCCTAGAGTGCCAACCATCTTAGGCACTCGAAACGAGTTTGTCAAATACTCAGTATTCCACCAAAGTCGTGGGTTTTTTCCTTGACCGCAATGAGGTTAGCCTGAACGTAGGGAATGTGATTGTCGTGGTGCCACTTGCTAGGAAAGAAACTGCGTAGGCATGACACCTGGAAACGCACACGACCATCAATAAAGTCAGAGTATGTCTTGTCGGTGTGATACCAGAACGAGTTCTCGTTCCAGAACGCAATGTGTGTTGGGTCTTGGAACGCACCACGTCCATCACTGCTTGGGGTCATAGATAGCAACATGCCACCGTGTGCCAACTTGTCGTAGCACCACTCCATGAACGCCACCTTGTCAGGCAAGTGCTCCATAAAATCGTGCGCACGGATAACACCAACGCTACCGTCGGCTATGTCCATGTCAAAAATGTCACCCACGTAATCAACACCAGGGCCAGGGCGTAGGTCAACGCCTAGAAACCCTTCAGCCTTGTTGTGGTGTGCACCCAGGTCAAGGGCAAGCAGACCCTCACGCTTAGCCCAAGCCACGGCGTTACGCTCTACGGTCTGGTGATACAACTCCACGGTGCCAGTCTGAATCTCGGCGTTACGTACAGTTTGAGTGTTGTCTGGATGTACACGTTGCAGGTACAAAATCTCAGGAATGTGGTAGAACTTGGTTGCCTGGTACATACGAGCCATAATGTCTTGGTCGTCTAGTACCTCTAGATTGGCGTTATAGCCCCCTATTTGGTCGTATAGGTCCCTGCGGAAGGCTCTTAGGTGGTTAGGGGCATACCAAATGTAGGAAAGGTTGTGGGGGTAAGGCTCAAAGGATAAAGCACCCTTGTATCCATCCTCTACGTAGTACTTCCAACCGTGGGCTGGGTCAAACTCAGAATCGTCTGGCTTGCCATCTTCGAGGATTTGGGCTGTGTCAGAGTATACAAACCCAACATCAGGAAACTTATCAAAAACGTACTCAACTTCCATGAGTGCGTTAGGCATAAGTATGTCGTCGTGGTCAAATTCCAGGTACACGTCGCCCGTACAATATGATACGACTTCACGTTTCAAAGCACCCACGCCCTCTGCCACGGAGTAGTACACCACAACCCTTGCGTCCTTGGGTGGGTCCCAGTCGGCATCGCCGTTAAGGAGAACTATCCATTCCCAGTTATTATTGGTCTGCTCGTTGAGCGAACGGTAGCACTGGTCTAGGTACTTAGGGTCGTGACTAGGAGTGAATACGCTTATCACGTTTCCTCCAATGGATTGTGTTTTTAAGGTAGATTGGGCCATAGAACAGACTAGCAATACAAAAGCCGTATTGGTGGGTTTTGAAGCCATAAATTGTCCACAAAAAAGCGTTGACAAAAAGAATTACCCATGACCACCACACTTTGCGTCCAGCAAGATACGCACCGGTCATACCAATGCCTTCAAGAATAAATGACCACATTAAAAAGAATACTCTACGTTTGGGTATTTCTTTTTCATGAACTGCACCAGTGGCATCTTTTCGTAGCGTCGACATAAATAGTCAAGCGATACAAACATGGGGTCGTAACTACCGTCACGTACCTCGTGTTTAACAATTATTCCTCGCCAGTGTGCGTTCCCCTGCGGGCCTTTATAGTCTTCATCATGGAGGTAGCATGCGCCCGCAACAAGGCCATGTTGGCTCTTGCCAGCGACGAATCTAAGCCCGTACGCAAGCGTCTGTTGGTGGCCCATCGTGAAACTATGGCCAATGGATTTAAGTCTCGCTTCAACGTTGCCTCCTAGGGGCTTGCCGGTCATTGGGTTGTAGAAGTAATGGCTGTACGCAACACCGTCCAACCACAGGATTTCTAAGTAAGGACTTACTTTCCATCCGCTTCGCTCGTAGTCGAGGTGGTCGGTGGTAACAACTCCCTCAAGTTGTGCATCCATTGAGACAGCACGGTTGATTCTATCTTCGTGGTTGCCAAGGAGGATGTGCCTCTCAGGGTTCCATTTACCGTGCCTGGTCTTACGACGATTCGCATTGAAGTCCGTGAGGGCTTGATTAAGTATTCTCCATGCTTCATTGGCTGCTTCTATGTCCTGTTTGTAACGGCGACCCTCCATAGCCTTCTTGCCTTTGTCATACATGGACAAAGACGGCATGTCTGCGTGGTCACCTAAGTGAATAATTTTAATAGGTTTATCGTGGAACTCGTCCACAATGTATTGACCAATCCATTTAAGATGGTCTGTTGGTACTCCAGCCTTAGCCTGAGTATCTGGAATAATTACGTGTGTTGTTGGTGCCTGCAAGGTAATTCTCCTTGTTTAGTCCGCCTTTCAGCATTCTAACACACAAGTTAGCAACAAACAACAATAATGTAATTTATCTTTCTGTTACTGCGTTTGCCACCTCAGCAGGGGTAATCGAGTACAAGTCGGGCCATTGCATTGCTTTGGGGAACCCTCCATACCACAAAGCACCGGCTACTAATCCAGAACAAATCCAAGTACGGGATTTACGTAGACAAATAGCGTCTGGAAGGATGTTGTCAATGGCACATGAAAGTATGCTAAGATAACTGTATTTCAAGCCCACCTGAGAGCGAGCGAACCTCAACACAAGGTCTCGGTTCGTTGTTCTCGGTAGTTCCACTACCTCGAACGTGCCACCAAAAGCAGATTCATCGAGAGTTAAGTTGTCGGTAATACCTTTAGGTTGCGCTTGAATGAGGTACCACTTACCGTCCACGTATCTATCCAAAATGGCAACGTGATTCCACTTTGAGTACTCTGAGTCGGGCATGAAGTGTTGTGCCCATCTGATACTCTTACCAATAATTCCTTTGGTTGAACAAAATACAAGGTCACCTGGATTCATCTTTTCCCTCTAGGTAATCGACACGTTCTTCTAGTGCCGCTAAATCGTAATCTTGACGTTGGTCAGTAACGTCTTCAATGTTCTCGTGACCGTGACGTGTAGCAAAGTACGTGCTTATGTATGCAGACACAAGACAGAAGCAAACCAATTGCCATGTGAAGTGACTGACTGCTGTCTTAATGCAGAAGATGTTGGCAAGCCAGTAGCCCACCTCGGTCATGCCAGCAACGTGTGGTCGTCCTCGTGCCTCTGCTTGAACCATAAGCACAGAAAATACGTTGGCAACACCAAGCGATAAGGCTGCGAGTAGTGCTATCTTCATTTGTCGTCCTTTAATAGTTTGTGAATCTCTTGAACCAGAGCGTGTGTCTCTAGGTCTAGTTGGTAATCCTTGACCGAGTGCTCGGTGTCTTTCTTTTGCATCTCGTCAGAGATACGGTCTGCTCGCTTGGCTGAGATAAGCAACACTGAACCTTGTAGACCAGCCACCATAGAAAGCACTAGGTTAAGCCTGAAGAATGGTGCAGGGTCAATGCCGAAACCGGCAGAGAGAATCCATAGCACCATAGCGGTGCAGAACACAATAAGGAATGTCCACGTACCCATGCCATGACGCATAAGGTCTGCACATTTCTCTCCGAAGGTACGCTTCTTATTCGTAGTCGAGGTCACTAAGGTGGGTTTCGAGTTCTCTGGCGACACGCTTAATGGCTTTCTTATTCTTCTTCTGTTCCGACATAATTTCAACTACTACTTTTTCTATCCTGTCCACTGCGTCTCGAAGTGAACTACCGTGATTTGGCGACAACTCAGATTTCACTTTCTTCCAAACAATACGGCCAACAAAAAAGATAATGGGGAAAACAAATACTGCTAGTACTTGTGCAATGCTGGCAAGGCTATTCCAGTTCATGCGCTCGGAACGGGGTGTGCTGACGTTGCGTTCAGTTGGTTAGTGTTAAAGCGTAGGTAGGTCTGTGGAAGTCGTCCGTCTTGTGATACATGAACATACGAAGGGTCGCCTTCTTGACCATGGCTAATTGTTAAAGGGTTCTTAGCGTTAGCACCTGACACGTCAACAACGAGTGCTGTGTGCCAGCCGGTTCCAGGGCCGTATACAATAACGTCGCCAGGTTGTACTTGAGCAAGGGGAATCTTGGTACCGTGACTAAGCAGTGTGCCGGTGTAGCCTTCGCCGTCATAGTTCTGACCGTTAGGGTCTGGTGCGCCAGCGTGGTTGTAGCAAAGGGTTACAAACGCTGAGCAATCAGCAAACACAGGCCACTTAATAGGGTTCTGGTTAATGGCTTCCATGCGTTGTCCACCTTCGGTGTAGTGGAACTGCTGGTGATGAGCCGCAAAGTACTTAGCCCAGCCTACGATGTTTTGTCTTACGTCTGTCATGTTTTTCCTTTAGAGGTGGTGTCCGGCAAAAGCATCAAGTTGTTGTAATGGATAAACTGTTTGACCGTATGTAGTAAGACCAGTTATTGTGTCGACGGCTTGAACTGTAGCGGCACCATTAGAAGGTAAAGAAACAAAACCTAATTGAGCCAAATCACCAGATTGAGTATAAGTACTATTTATTGTTCCGTTAGCATTGTATGTAGTAATGTTGTAAATTGTTCCTGGTGAATTTACAGATGTGTCCCAAGTTGCAATAGTGCCAACTCCAAGTTGAGTTGTAACTTGAAGATTTGAAACGGTAGGTGCAACCGTAGACGTAGGAGCAAACACTGGTGGAATAAAATTAGATGAACCAGTGTATGTTTGCCCACCTGGAGTAGGAAGGCTGTGCAGTTCGTCGCCAGATGCTATTACCCCAAAATTCAACATTAAGAAATGTCTCCGCTTACAAGCCAGCCAATTCCTGCCCCCAAGTAGATAGCAGATGCAGCCGAGTAACGAGCACGAAGGGCAGGAGCACCAGCAGTTCCACCGTTAGAAACAATGTTGCTACCTGAGAAAGTAACGCCAGCGTTGCCACGAACTACTGTTACGTTCTGACCAACAGAAGCAAATGAAGCAGGAAGGGTCACGTTCACAGCAGTAGTGTTGTTCATGTAGACAATGTTGTTAACGTCTGACTGTTGAATGGTGTAACCAGTGGTAGGTGTGTTGATACCGTAGGTAACGTTTCCAGCAGGTACAGTAAGAGTAATTCCACCGGCTTCAAATGCACCGATAAGAGCGTCACCACTAAGGTTGTGAACGTGGTCTGCCGCCGCAGCGAATTTACTTGCACCAGCGTTTGATGTACCACCAATGATAATGTCTTGTGCCGCAACAGTTGTACCTGTGTGTGATAGTACGTTAGGAACTAGAGCCTGTACTGCAGCCTGGGCTTCAGCGGCTTCTGTGGCTGACCATACAACAACAAACGTTGATGAGGCAGGGTGGGCCGTGGTGGTGTTGAAGTTAGTCTCACCATTGTAATTACGCTGCTGGATAGTAAACGTACCGGCATTGTACGTACAAAGAATCTTTTCTTCGTTGATTGTACCGTACTCAACAGCGACAACAATGTTACCGCTAATGGTAGAACTGCCGTTAACAACGTCGGTCCATGGGCTAAGGGACGTGCTGGACGTGAAGGTAGTACTTACTGACGTGATAGGGGTAGAGAGTGTACCCGCTACTGAATCAGCAACATACGAACGGTTTGGGTAATTTAGTGCCATTATATAATTGTACCTTTTCTAAAATTGGGCCAGCGTTACAGAAGTTGTGCCACTGGGGTGTATGTGTATGGGCTAATGGTTTTGAGCGTAACTACACAGTCACCTTCAAAGCCGTTTTCATAATTGTCACGACGCTTGTGTGGCAACCAGTCAATCATTTCAATGATGCACGTAACAGAAAGCGGGCCTTCTTGGTACGTAAGAATTTCTTGATTCTGACGACGTTGTTCTAGCCAAATAAAATTGTCGTAAGGGTCTGTGTACACCTCCATACCGTCAACAACACTGACCGAAAACAACTGGAACACGGTCATGATTGATGTACCAGAAACAGCAGCAGGCCATGCCTTAAGTGTCCATCGGTGCAAGATAGGTGTGTACCCATGATTAGGTGCGTCGGAATACAGAACTAGGTTTACGCCAAATTGCTCGGCGTGGTAGTTAGGAACTGGGAACTCGCTAATCGCAGTGTTGCCGTTCTGTGGGTACGAAGGCAGAACCTGGTATCCAGCAGCATCTTCATCGTTAGGGTCAATGTCAATAAAGGCTTGTACGCCTGTGCCCTTTGATGCTGGTGCAATTACACCATAGTCAAAGAACACTGGTACCTTAGCGTCGGGGATACCGTAGTCAAAGATACCTGAAACAATGTTTCCATTTGGTACGTACTTGTAAACGATTGGGTTACCACCTTCGTTAGTTGCACAAGGTGCGTAGATACCTGAGCCACCAATAGCCATAAGCGGAACGTTGTCGTATGGGTCCCAGTCAAGTGAGTTAATAATGTTTGACTTACCAGGCACCTGGTTAACCATGATGTCCGATGCGTACGCAGGAGCCAATGGGTCTTGAGCAATGAATGTTGAAAGGTCTAACTTACCTAGACCAGTACTCTGGTCATCATAATTGTTCCAAGCAAACCATACGTAGCGTCCATCACCAACGATTGCTGTAATTGGATAGGTAACAGGTTGAAGAATGTTAGGGATAAGTGGACCTGATTTAAGGTCACCCGTAGCAGTTGCTGTTGGGTCGTAGATACTTAATGTCTGTGCCATACGGATACCACGATTGGTTCCAATAAAAATGTAATTAAGATACGAATTAATGCAAACTGGGTACTCGTCTGGTGACATAGGCAAGGCTTGTACTGGAACGTTTAAGGTAAAAGGTTGTACAAGATTGCTGCTTGTAATTGTTGTAAATCCTGTAGCACTGGTGGTAGAAGCACCGGCTAAGTTAGAACGATAGATGCACCCTGAGTATTTTTTACCCGTACCAGACTTAACGTAGCCTGAAATGTAAACCTGTGTTTCTCCGCCCGTTGCGTCAGACCAAATCCAGTGAGGGTTTTGGTGTGTGTACAGCATATCAGGAACTTCAGAACTAATAACAGTTCCGCCTGAACCAATGTAACAATAGGACGAAGGAACGGTCATAGTAAACGTAGTTGGTGAAGGAGTCGCAAGCACTGACCAAGAAGAATTAAATCCATACGAACCAGTACCGGCAATGTTGCCGCCGACAGCATTTGCCGAAGAAAGAACAGTCCCTGATTCTGCGCAGTTGTAAGTAAACACGGTGTTACTGGTTACAGATGCAACGGTTAAATTTGTTCCGTTAAATGAGGCGTGTGCATTGCCACTAATGGCAATAGTCTCACCGACAGACAAACCATGATTACCAGTTGTGGTAACAGTTGCAACGCCATTTGCGGATGTTATGCCTGTTGTTGCAGATATAACGGCGTTAGTTGTGCTACCTGAAATACTAATTGGCTGACCTTGTGCAAGATTGTGCGGTACGGTAGTGGTTACCGTTGCAGTAGTACCTGACACCACAATTGTTGAAATGGTTTTAGATACATCTGAGATACTTGGGATAGCACCGAAAGCAGGAAAGGTTGTAGCGTTACGTGGTTGAATTGCGTAAAGACGGTTCTTGCGTGATGTAATTATCTGGTCGTTGCACCAGCGTACAAAGTCATAACCACCAGTAAAGTTGCCAGTTGAGTCATTAGTAACATCGGGCGAAGCGTAAAGTTCGAACGATGAACTTGCACCAATCTGACAAAACCAAATACCTGTGTCAGTTGCAAGAAACGTATACAAGTCGTTTGTGTCTATTGAATAGATGTTTGACGGTGCAGTAATAGTGGTTGGCGTGTTGGCAGCATACGTAGTTGTGTCAAACGTACAGGTGGTAGCACCACTCCATGTTCGAGTAGCAGTAACGTAAGAAACTGTTGTGCCGTTTACGTACACTATGTAGTCACCACAACGGCTCATCATTAGGTTGTTGTTAACACTAGAAATGCTATCTTTGCGGTAGGTGTCAGGAAGAAGGGTTGCTTGAAGTGGGAGAGAGAATACGTCTACACCTTTTGATTGGTAGAAGCGTGTCTCTTGGCTATCGCTTTTGCGGTCTAGGTATTGCTGACCAGCACCCATGCTCCACTCAGTCTGCTCACGTCGCCATAGCCCCTCAGTGTTAACCGTTCCCTGGCCTGAGATGTTGGTCATCATGATTGACTGACGCTGTGCAGGAATAGTACGGTGACGGAAAGCCTCACGGCGGTACGGCTCAAACGAAGTGTCAATAGTAAACTGACGGCTACCGTGAGATGCCGAGGTTAAGGATACAGCGTATGGACCTAAGTTGCCATTTCCTGCACTTGAAGGAATTTTGCTTGGTGTGGTGTAGGCGAGGAGAGCGTCCTGCTGGTTGAAGAATGTAAATGGAGCAGTGGTAACAGTTCCTGCTGCGTACTCACTGACGGTAAGGGCACCGCTACCAACTACAAGAACCTTGGCTTCGGTAAGGTTAGGTGAACCAAACGGACCATTGATGGTCATACCAACGGTAATACCAGCAGTACTACTAACGTTAGTAATTACGTTAGAGCCAGTAGTTAGGTCACCAGTAAACGAGGTTGAAGTTACGGCACCACTGTTGTAATCCGAGTTACCAAAGGTAGTTGGAAAATAGTTAGACATTACCAGCCTCTAATGCGTGTGTACTGACGAGTCAGACGGTCTGCTTCCTCATTGATTCTCTGAGCACGGCGCATGATAAGTGCATTGACAGAACCAGAAACAGAACCAGCAGGAACTTCCTGAGCCTTACGTGGGTCAGGCTGTGACTCCATAAAGTTACGTGAGATTTCACGTGGAATCGTTAAGTCAATCTCTGCACCAAGAACCGGAATGTCAATCATGGTAGGCGTAAGGTTGGCCACAGTCTGTGTGGT